GCGGTGTCGTGGCAAGCGAGTCCGAACCAGCGCATGAAGCCAAAGCGGGATCGCTTGGCGGTCGGATGTCGCTGGAAATGTTGTTGCTCATGGTTAATCGCCGCTTGGCTTATGCGCGGCGTTAGCCCTCCAAGTGGACTGCCTCTTTGTCGAGAGCCTTAAAGCACCACGCGGCGAGCGTTTGTTTTTGTTTATTCGCGGCTCGCACATACGCGCCCTTGCGCTTGCGCGTGACGCGAAGTTGTATTTGCGAGTCCGCCCGCTCACTGTCCGGCAGTGGCGGGCGTCCGAATTTTGGCGTTTGCGCGTTCATGCCACTTCGTCCGCTATGGCTTCTGAAAGTTTGTCGTGGTCGGAGGTATAAGACCACACATCGCTCCCGCGCCGCGCCAGAAAAATTGACAGTCCGGCAGTTTTGCAAACCTCAATTTTTCGCTCAAGCGACATGTCTGCCCATTCGTCTTCCGGGTGGTCAACTATGTGCTGGTGGTAGCTGGCTTCCTCGCACGCACGACAGTAGGCGTGACAGGGTTCGGTTGAGTTTTCGCACCCCTCGGTTGCGCAGGTGGATATTTCGGCATCGGCTTCGGCTTGTGTCAGCCCCGCTTCTCTTTGGTCTCGTGTCATATTTTCTCTTTCAAGGTTCCGGGTTCCGCCCGGTCGGGTGTTCGTTTTGAACAAGGACAGTCTCGCACAAAGCGGCATTTTTGTCAATACATTATTTGCAATTATTTTCACACTCACAAAACCATTGATTTCATTGACCAAAACCGGCCTGCCCAACAACCGCATGGCTCATGCGTCACCAGCGATTATTTTGTCAGCCAACGCAATGTTGCCATTGTCAGCCGCTTCCACGGCCCGCCGCTTGCGCGCCTAAAAATTGGACACTTGACTTTCCACCAGTTTTGAACGATAAACCAGCCATGTTCGACCCGGCCACAAAAGCCCCAAACTTCACTCGCGAGAACGCCGCTGAAATGGCTCGCCGTTCTGTTGTGTCCAGACTTAAGCGTGAAGCCAGCGAGAAAGCCGAAGCCAGACAGCGTGAAATTGAAGCTCTCGCGCTTGCACTTTCGCGTGAAATCAAAGTCGAACCAGATGAAGCGAGGAAGGCCAAAGTTCTTAACCAAATAGACGGCCTGCTCGATGACATGAAGGGCGCAAACCTCAAGACTCGCCTGCTGCTCGGAAAGGCCGTTGCCGAACTCTGGAAGCTGGTCCAGCCAACCGCCGGCGTCCAAAAGCCTGGCCGATCTCGCCGGATTGAGCCGCCGATGCCGGCGCCAACACCACAAGAGCCGCCAGCGACTGCGCCGAAGTCCGTTGCTTGACACCACAACAGGTTGTGTCTTGTGGTGTGGAACTGCCAGTCTTGTGTCGTATAATCCGCCGCAAAACCACAAGAGCCAGCAAACCAGCGTGGACATTGACGATTTCTCATCGGCCAATTAAATACAATGGACATTGTGTGTCCTTAATTGCTGGTGGGCTTGTGGTGTCCGGTAGAAGCATTCTTTTTCCATGAGGGGTCAGGGGTGGGACTACCTGCCAGGGGAGGGGCTTTCCGCACTGGCCGTTGGCTGCGTGACTCCGGGGCCTTAACCGAGATCAATTTTGTGGGAGACTTGTCTTCGGGTTTTAGGTGGGATGGAAATTGGCAAAGTTCACCCCATAATGGGTGATCCGGGCGGAGATCGTCCGCAACGCGGTTTGCGCCAGCCTTCGACTCACACGCCACAGTTAAGCGACGTTCGGGAGCGCGGTAATTTTCCTTCTGTGAGTTCGTCGGCGGGGTGCTTCGACCCGGCAAGCAAGTTGTCGGGGACTATCAATCGAGCGGGCGATTGAGCCGCTGTGCCACGGGTTAGCCTGTGGAGGCTTTCCGGCGATGTAGAAGAAAAGGCCGGCAAGGTTTTACCCTCGCCGGCCAAGTTGTCATGCGACTGACGGTTCTGCGAAACGCCTGAAAAGACGCCCCGCAAATTCAAAAAGAGACATGAACCAATTAGTCGCATTTCGCAACCAATCGCACACGAAATTGTGGATGTCAAATTAAATCTTGCAATGGGGATGGGAATGTGGTTTGGTAAGGGTGTGTTCACTTTCATAATAATATTATCAACGATGTGTCTTGTATCATAAATTAATCCGGGCTGGTCACGATAAAACCATTCAACGGAAAGCATGATCTGGCTTCTCAAAAAGTGGGTGGAAAAGTGGGTGGAATTCCGGGTGTTTCGGCAAACGATGCTGGCGTGGGTTGGGGAGGGCGGGAGGCCGGTTTCCAGCGGGGTTTCACAGTCGAGGGCGGATATGTGCCTGTCGTGTCCGCACAACTGGCGGGGCATTGTATCGCAGGAAACGGCTTCCGATGCCGCCAAGAGGCTGATGGAGGCCAAGAACAGGCTCAAAATGAGCGTTCGCGGTGAGGACGGCCTTTACACCTGTGATTTGTGCCATTGTTATCTCCCGTTGAAAATTCATGTGCCGTGGATTCACATTAGGCGGCACCAGCGCGAGGAGACGCGGACGGCGATAATGATTGGCAAAGCGGATTGCTGGCAGTTGAAGGGCTAGACATCCACGTTGCAAAGATTATTTTTGACCAAATAATCAATCCACATTTTGCCAAAATCATCAGGCCAATTGATTCCCTTTTTCACGTTTCCGTTCCTCATCACCTCGACGGCGGTTGCCACGCCACACGCAACCAAATAGCTTGTAGCATTGGATTTTATGGGAATTACTGGATCGTCGTTGGCCGCTGAAATTGATGCGTTGACGATTCCGCTTTCAAATGTCACGGAAAGCCCAATCTTGTCACCGCCAGTCGGTATCCGCCCCTCCAACTTACAGCAAAGTGGAAGCTCAAGGCCGACACGAATGTTTTTTTCGATTGCAGCCATTGCTTTTTCCGCATAGCCGTAAATGTATTTTGCTCGACAGCCGTAGAGCCATCCCCATTTGATTATTTCCTCGTGTTGGCATAAAACCCCAGTGTTCCCGTCCGGCATTTCCAGCTTGTTGTCAATGGGTGGGCCGTCTGCAAAGATGACTGTTTTGCCATCAACCTCCCATGTGGATTCATCGCAAAACTCGCTGGCAAACTCGGCGGGACTCCATGTGGCAAATCCTTCACCATCCCAGTTAAAAGGAATGGTGGAATCCATTTCCCATTGAACAACCTCAATTGGATTTCCATGCCTTTCAACCAATAAGGAGAGCAGAGCATTCACGTTTCCGGGGTTCATTCCAGCGTCAATCAGGTGCGGAACCTGCCAATGATAACGCGCCATTAAAAGTTTTTGGTCTAACAAATCAACAAGAGAAATTGCCCCCTTGTCTTTTTCGCAGCAGGTAGCATTGATAACTGAAACGCCAACATTATCCGCCGCTTGCAACACGTCTGTTTTTGAAAGCTCCGTTGTTAAATCAATCAGAATGTCGCCGCGTTCCATTTGGAAAGAACGCAAGAGGAATAAAATCTGATTCAATTCAACCTTTGCTTCGATGATGGGGGGATTTGATTCTTCGGATTCGTCAATCAGGATAAGTTCGGCGTCGGGTTGCAGTTGTTCCAAAAGTGGAACGAGCGAAGTTCCACAAAGTCCGTCTGCGCCTATGACCATTATCTTCATTGAACAGGACGCCTTGGGGCGCGCATAGCCTCGGAAACGGTTTTCAAATCCTGCCGACGCTGGTCAGCCACAAACCCAACATCCTTGTGCCTTCGTTTCTGAATGTCAGCCAACTCCTTCGCCTTGAGCTTCTGCTGCGTCTCGGCGTTCTTGGCGGCAATTTTGGCCTGCGTTTCCATCATCAGCTTTTGAGTCTCGCCACTTCCATTCTGCTGCTGCTGTTTCTGCATCTCCATTTGAAGATGCTGCTGCAACTTCTTGATTTCGTTGTTCAGGGTGTTCAGCGACTTGGCAAATTCCTTCATCTTCGGCTCATTGCCGGTGTCGCCCTGCATTCCCTGGATGAGTTTGCCGATGGTCTGGGCTGCGTTTTGAAGGCCAATCAGTTCTTCAGGTTTCGGGATTTTGGTCGTGGATTCGATTTTCACGACGTAGCGCACGGCGAGATCAAGCAGGGTTTGAATCTGTTCGATGGGATTGAGTCCTTCGGGCACGATGTAGGGCATCCCCATCATCAAAGACGGGAACGCGGCGGCGGCGGCGGATGCAGCGGTTGAAACCTTCTTTGCGCTGGTCTTGAACCAGCGGCGGGCGCGGGTTGCGCCAATCATGCTCACGGCGGCGTCATGCGTCATTTCCTGCTGCGATGAAGGATCGGCAAGCGGTCGCAATTGCATTGCGCTTTGAGACTCAACCATTGCCATTGTCGGATTTCCGTTGCCAAGCGGGGTCGTCACCTCTATGCGCCACTTTTTCACGTCCAGCCATTCAACGGGGATTCCCGCTTTCTTGCACTGCGATTGAAAAGCAATGGCGTCTGGGTCGTCAGTCGGGGTGAGACAAAATCGGCGGCAGATTTCACGGTAGGCAAACTTCTCATAGATTGCGGCAGTCAGCATCAAGCCGGAAAGCATGGCATTGTTCTGTTGAACCTTCACACCGGTTTCAAAGGCGGTCTGTTCGCGGGCAGTCCCGTTGTCAATGCTCTGTGTGTAGGCGGTTGCCGCCTCGCCTTGAAGTTGTTTGGTTTGCGCCAGAACGCCTTCAACGAGATTTGGGTCAACCTGATGCCGCTCGGCGGCGGGCACGATTGAAACTCCAGGCTTTACAACGCCGAGATTTTGAAAGGTCTGAACCATTGCGCGGGCGCGGTCAACCGGATCGGATATGCGGAGCAAAATGTTGAACTGGTCAAGCGTGTGCTGGAGCAGCCGGCAGCGCGTGAAGTCCGTCCAATAGCACGGCTCATAAAGGGCAAAGCCCAAAGAGCGGACGGAATGAAAAAGGAACGGCGCTTTATTGTTCAAGTCGCCGAACTGGACGTGAAGTATTTGACGCCAGTTGTCAGCCACGGCGCTGTCGCTCTGGCAGATGAACGTGTCGCTCGTTTCAACCGTGACGCCGGAAGTGGTGTTTTCCGGCACAACTTTCAAATACCATTTTCCGTCATCATCTTGATGATAGAAATGCCACAGATTGATTGTCGGCATGGCATCGCCCGACCAAAATCCGCCGTTCTGTTTTCTCAATTCCTCAAACTTTTCAGGAACCGTGTCGAAGTCATAGTTGTTTTCGGCCATGACCGCCTTGCATTCGTCAACATTTTTCAGGATGTCGGCGACGGCTGGCTTGTCCCATGTGAACCTTCCCTGGGCCTTTGAAAAAGCCTTGCGCGACAATTCACCGGGCGTGTAGGAAATTCGGACGGCAAACCACGTTAGATTTCGGAAGCTGATTTCCGTGTCGGTCGGGATTCTCAAATCCTCAATGGCAACATATCGCGGCAACCACGATTTGGGGTCTTCCCACAACATCGGCCCGATGCCGTGGCAAACCACCGCCGCCCAGCGCGAGCGATGGAGTTCAAAATACTCCAGGGCGCAGTCGCCCTCCTTCATCTTGTCATTGATGGTGTCCGTGATGGTGCCTTCCCATTCAGCCCGGACATTTTCCGGGGCTTTTGGGATTGAAACTGTGAAGAACGTCAGCGGCGACATGAAGTTGGTGATGTATTGGCGGCGGGCATGAGACAGCGCGCTCATCATCTCACCCCAGCGATTGTAAATCTTCATGCCGATTTTCTTCGCCTCGGCCTCGTCAAGAATCGGATCGTTGTTCGCGGCGCGGTTTATCAGCACACGATTTCTGCCGCGTTCGGCCTCGTTCTCGTCACCGCTTTGAATCGTTTCAAGAACCTTTTGGGGCGTAGTCCAACTGCCTTCTTTCGTTTTGTTTTTTGCGCTCATAAAATCAGGGGTTCACAGGCGTTCCACAAGTCGGGCAGTCCGCTTTGAAGAACGGATGGCTGGCGCGGGCTTCTGCAAAGGTTGAATCAATTTCGCGGCAGTATTGGGGGTTGTTGTCAAGCTGCCCGCAGATGTAGGTGTCAACGTCCTCAAGCGATTCACCAAGACTGGCACGGCGAAGATTGTTTCCGATGCGGAAATTGGACACAGCCTTCGCCACGTCCTCGATGGACGGATTTTGTTTGAAACGGTGATGGACTTCATTAGTTTGCACATAATGATAACTGCCCGGCGGGGCTGAATTGTAAGATTTCAGTATCCACATGGTTAATGTTTTAACAGGCACGCATTGACTGCATCATTCCATGCCTTCGCCTCTTTGTCAATGAAATCCTCATCGTCCGGGTTGGCGGGTTTGACATCCCGGCCAATGCGTTCAATCTTGAATCCAAGCCGGCGAGCGCCTTCGACGGCAATCGCCAAATAATCAAAAAGGTCGGGTGATTTCTTCACTCGATCCTTCATGTCATCCTTGCTTTCGACCTCTACTTTGTTTCCCATGACGATTTTGAACAAACGCAACTGGCCTTCCTGCGCTACGTTCAATGGAAGATTTCGCAGTTGGTTGGACTCAATCGCCTCCCTGACACTAAACCACATCTCGGTCACAAATTTGGAATAGTGTTCCTTGCAGGTTTTCAGCCGCTTCATGCCATTCTTTTCGTCAACGAACAAATCGAAACGGACTGGCCGGTCAGTTGTGGGCGAGCCGGAGTCAACCGGGATGGGGCAGTTGAATCCGAAATACTTGGCGAACGAATTTCCCAAAGTCCCGCGACCAAAAGAGTCATAGAAGAAGTTTTCGGGCGGGATGCCGAGTTGCTTGTGCTTGTTGAACACATATTCCGCAATTTGATCCTCCGGTTCCAAGCCGCAGTTTAATCGGATGGGAATTATTTCAGGAGTCCCCACGGCAAAAATAATGTTTCCATCCTTGTCCTCGCCAAACTCGCACTCGCCGCCAACGCACCTGTCGCCGCCGCCGTATGCTGGGTCTGTGGAATACAGCCTTGTCCGTGTCGTTCCTTTCCAAATGGCGGAATCAAAAGCCTTGTGACGCTCGCAAAGCCCGATGGTGATGACGCGGTTGGAAACCATTCCGCGTGACGGCTTCCCGATGCCCTGCTGATAGACTTGCCACGAATCCGAGCCGTAGGTGTCAATCAGGCTTTGGACGAAATTTGTCTTGGCGAGAAATGAGAATCGGTTTTTCGGCTCATCATTGTTCGGCGTGTCGCGCCCGTCAAATGCGACCACAAAGGCATCATGCCAGCGCGAACGCCATGTCTGGGTTTTCCCGTTGTCAACGAACGAATCCCATCCGCCGGGCGGCTCGCTGGCGATGCAGGCGGGGTCTGAAATGTCGGTGGGGTTAGCCGCGCCGATGCCCTTGAATCCGTCATTGCTCATCCAGTTTGAAAATCCGTCAAGGATGCTCGGCTGCATCACCGCAAGCTCGTCGTTGTAGCTTTTCAAAATGCCATCGGACTTGCCGGGGGAGTTGGGCGGCTTGACGCCCTGAAACTTTGACATGCCGACGAAGCGACCGCCGCTGACGCATGGGACGCATACAATTCCCTTGTCAATAAGGCGGGCGAACTCGCCGCCCTCATCAATATCGTCTGGAACAATCGCCATTTTTGATTCAAGCACAAATCCCGGAAGCCAGGAGAACCTTGCGCGGGTTCGGTTGAAAAGATTTTTTACGCCGTGCCCCCAGATTCTCAATTCCAGTGAACGGATGTCAGTGGATGAAATCAAGGCGAGCGATGTGTTTGGGAAAGTCCAAAAATCAATCAGCGCGTGGCAGGACATCAAGTAAGTTTTTCCGCTGTTGGCGCATCCGAGGAAAATTGACACCTTGTTCTCAACGATGGCGGTCATTCCAAGGATGAACCAACGATGCTGCTTGTCCTCCGGCCAGAGAAGTTTGTGCGCCCGAAGATAATGTTCCACGACGCCGGGTTTTCCGTAACCGCGCCGGATGGCGTCAAATTCAGTGGCAAGGGCAATATCTTCCGGTGTGTAATCAGCCATGAAATTAAAATACCACTTGCAAACCCGGCTGACAAGTGGTAAGAGAAATTCATGCGAATTCTACCTTTGACGCCCGCAGGCGAATGCGCCCTTGAAATTGGAGCATTGGCCGTGATGAACCCGCCGATGACGTATGACAAGACGCTCGGCAC